TGAATTAAAGTTAGTAACCTCCAAAGGTCCACTATATTACTGATACACATTTGATGATTAAACTTCGCCCTCACCAGCAGACAGCACTTGACGCTATGCTTCAATCTGCCTTGGGTCAGATTATTGTCCCCACTGGTGGTGGTAAGACTTTGATCGCAATTATGGATGCGGTTAAACGCTTTGAGGTGAATGTTCCTCGCAATATTATTGTTGTCTGCCCCAGGATTCTGCTGGTTGAACAACTCTCTGCTGAGTATCTTGAGCACATTGTCAATGCTAATGTGCTTCACGTTCACAGTGGTGAGACAAAGCATTTCAGGACTACCAAACCTGAGCGTATCAAACTGTTTGTAGAGATGTGTAATATTGTGCGTGAGCACACTATTATCTTTACCACATATCACTCTCTTCATCGCATTCAAGAGGCAGGAATTGATGTAGATACTATCTACTTTGATGAGGCACATAACAGTGTTCAGCGTCACTTCTATCCCTCCACTGAGTATTTCAGCAAGAAAGCAGATCGTGCCTTCTTCTTTACTGCTACCAGGAAGACTTCTGTCACTCCTAAGAAACCAGGTATGAACTGGGTAGAAACTTATGGGCAGGTGATTGCTAGGGTTTCTGCTCCTGAACTGGTCCAGAATGGTTACATCCTTCCTCCCAAAGTGAAGGTGATTGAGATGGATAAGTATCCTGTAAAAGCAGTCACTCCTTGTATGGATACTCGCAATGTGTTGGCATCTATTGATGAGATTGCTATCAAGAAAGTTCTGGTTTGTGTAAAGACCAGCAAGCAGTTGATTAACTTGTTCCAGACTGATTTTGCTGATCAGTTGGCAGAACGTGGTTATTCCTACCTCTACATTACATCCAAGACTGGTGCTGTGATTGATGGTAAGAAAGTCAACAGGGAGAAGTTCTTTGAGACTTTGAATGCTTGGGGTAAGGATCATAACAAGAAATTTGTTGTTCTCCATCGCTCTATTCTGTCTGAAGGTATCAACTGTAGTGAGTTGGAAGGTGTCATCTTTATGCGCAATATGGATGCCATTGAACTCACTCAAACCATTGGCAGGGTTGTACGCATTGGGTCTGAATCTAAGACCTATGGTATGCTGTGTGTGCCTGTTTATTCCAATGTAGGTATTGCCACTGAGAAATCCTTACAGAAGGTTGTTGACATTGTGTTTGAGCAAGGTGAAATGTTGGATTCTGTAACTCGTCGATGAAGATTATTAACCACAACTCAACCATTCTAAATGCTGTCAATGAGGAGACAGGATTTATGACTGGAAAATATACTGACCCTCTAGTCTATGCTGCTGTTCCTGTTATGGGAAGTAAGACTGCTCTTGCTATCATACATCAAGGTAGTGTTATCAAAGAGTGTAGAAATAGAAAGTCAGCAATTAACTTTATAGATAAGCATAGCAAGTCTCATAAGAATGAAAAAAAGAATTAAGACACTAGGAGAACTCCAGAAACACGTAAATGCTTTGGCAAAGCGTCATGGTGAGACAGCACCTTGCTGTGTCTGGATGATCACCAGAGATGATCTTGTGACTGTTGATAGCACCAATAGGGATGTGCTGGTTGACGCCAACACTACAAAGAGTATTATGTTGGATATAGACACCTTTGAGTATGGTTTCATACAAGATCACCTTCAAAGAATTGTTGGTAATGAACTGACAAGTCGCAACCTATAATTGTTAGTAACCTACAAAGGTCCCCTATAGTATGAGCACAACAATGACAATGGAACTTGACACTCAACTTCAAAGAATTGTTAAGTATCTTGGTGATGCTGTAACTGTCTGCTATAATGTAGATGAAGACTCAGATGATTACAATAAGACATATCCTTTTGCCACTGGTTATTCTAAGTCTGCTATGAGCACTGCTGTAGAAGATCTTAACAAAATTATCACTCAAATTCAATCTATTCAGTGTGAGGAAGAGGACTAATGGAAGTTACCAGAGAAAAACTCATAGAAGCACTCTACAATGAGTATCTTTTTCTATGTCACGATGATTTTGAACCTGGTGTGGATATAGAACCAGAAGTGTATCTTACTATGCTTAATGATATGACCATTGAAGAGTTAGTTGATGAAACTGGCACAGATGAATACTATACTTTAGAAGAATATATGAGTTGTTATTGTTAGTAACCTCCAAAAGTCACCAGTAGTAACTGAACACACATTATGAAAATTACTGAAAAACAAGTTTGTGTTGATCTGATGGGTGAACACATTTTCAAAAGGTTTGAGAAACTGATGAATAAAGATAAGCACCAAGATGCTATGTCTCTCTTCCAAGAGTGGAATGTAAATATGGAAGATCCTGAGGATGGAAATTATCAATTTCTCTTCATCAATGATCTAACTGAAGTCTGAAAGTCCTCTGTAGTATAACACTGATTGATTGCTATGTTTGAAGAACTCTGGTCTGAAATTCAAGATATGCCTGGTGAAATCTTTGATATGGAAAATCTAGAAGAACAGCAGGATGATGATGATAAAACTTTTGCTGCCTTCTTGAAATCTGATTGGGATTTCTGATACACTATTCAACAACAAACACTCCCTATTTTATTATGAACAACTCCTCTGCTATTCTTCGTGAACTCCAAGATCTGAAGAAAACCTGGCGAATTCAGAACTTTACCTATTCCAAAGAGCAACAAGAACGTTATGATGAACTGCTGCTACTTCGCAGGGCATTTGTACAGTTCTGGAAAGAAAATGGTATGGTTTGGGTTGGTCCAAGCAATGCTGGTAAAAACTTCCAAAAGGATGAAGATTGATTGAATTAAAGTTAGTAACCTCCAAA